ATGCAGACCTTCCAAGTCGTGCGCGAACTCCGCAATGTCGCCAAGACCGGCGTCGATCCGATCCGCCCGGTGATGGAAAAAGGATCGGTCATGGGCGCGGTGGAGGGCGGAGCCTATGGGGTCGCCGGAAGCATCGGATTCCTCGGCGCGACCGCGATCAACCCATTCCTCGGTGTCGCAGCCTACCAAGCCAACGAATACGACCGAATCCGCCTTGAGAATCCCGACATGGACATCCGAGCCGCGCAGGGTCTCGCCCTTGTCGAAGGCACATGGCAGGCCGCGCTCGACCGGGTGCAACTCGCCACCCTGTCCGGCAAGCTCCCGGTGCTTGGCCGGTTCCTCGGCAACATTGAAAACAACGGCATCCGCCGCACACTCAAGGTCGGAGCATCGGTCGCCGAGCAGTTCGGCCAAGAACTCGCGCAGGACACCGGCACGATTGTCATCGACAACATCGCCGCCGCGCTCCGCGAGGATATGCCGGACAAGGATTTTGCCGCCGAGATGGCGAAATACGGGGAGCAAATTCCCGAAACCCTTGCCGCCTCGGTCATGTTCGGCCTCGTCGGCGGAGGATTCGCCACCGCTGCTGACCTCGGGGTCACCGAGCAGCAAATGAAAATCGTCGGCATCAACGACAAGAAGATCGCCCGCATCAAGCAAGCCACCTCCCCGGAGGAGGCGGATGCGCTCATCCAATCGGCCCTCGAAAGCCGAACCTCCGAGGACATCGAAGCCGGAAAGACCTACGCCCGCCAAGTCTTCAACGAAGCGCAGAACCCTCCGCCGGAATCTCCAAAAATTAGCCTGGTTGCCGGGCAGGATGGCACCGACGAATACCTCGTCACCGCGCCGGACGGAAGCGAGATGCTCCGCACCAAAAGCCAGCAGGCTGCTATGGAAGCCGTGCGGCAGGATGCCGAATCGAAACTTCTTACCGAGCGCAACACCGTGCGCGACATGGTGGATTACTTCCGCGCCCAAGACCCCACCAACGAAGCCACCATTGAAGCGCCCCGCACCGTTCAGCAGGAACTCGACCGGCTCACCGAGGCCGGTGATGCCAAAGGCATCGCCAATCTCAACGAGCGCATCCGCTTTGCAGGAATCCCCGAGGGCGCAGACCTCACCGCTTACAACATCCTCGGCGAAGCCAATGTCGAGACGACCGCCGAGGGCGTGTTCAAAGGCGTGATCCGCCTGCGCGAGAACTCGCGCCCGGAGGATGCCTTTGAGGAGATCAACCATGTGTTCGTCCGCAAGGCGCTCGCCGAGGGCCGCACCGATCTGGATTCCCTGCGCGGGTGGCTCAACCAAACCAGCGAGGCCACCGGCGAAACCTACGCCACCGAGACCGAGACCGACATCATCGAGAACATCGCCAAGGTCGGAATGGACTACGCCGCAGGGCGCATCGAGGAGACCTCCCTCCCGGCATCCTTCGTGGACTACATCAAGCGCATGCTCCAAGTCTTCAAGGAGACCATGGCCCGCGCCATCAAGCTCAAGGACGCCTTCGCTACCGGCAAGATTGACTCCAACTTTGAATCCTTCCTCGCCGAATCCGTGGGACTCAACCAGCAGACGATGGTGGACACCACCCGGGAGCGAGTCGGCGGCGAATTGGCACAAGGCACCTTCAACTACTCGGTTGGTCAACGAGTTTTGACTGATACCAACCCATTTAAAGGATGGTTCGGAGAATGGGATGTCGATCCAACAACGGCATCCAAGGTGGTCGATCCCGATGGCAAGCCGATGGTTGTTTACCACGGCACACAAAGGGCGGATCGCGTAGGAGACCGTTTCCGCAAATCCCGCGCCACTTCCGGGCCGATGGCCTTTTTCACAAACGACCCGGCCATTGCCTCGTCCTACTCCACGAACAAACGAGACACCTCTGCGGAGATGCCATCTGACTATGCTGGGTGGTTCAAATGGAAGGGCAAGGGGATGCGCTCGCCGGTCGCTATCGACCGCGCATGGTGGAACCTTTCTCCCGAGGAGCGGGCTGCGGTAAACGAACGCATCTACACGATTGGCTATTCCGACTGGGATGCTAGCGAAGGCCCGATTGTCGCGGATTCGCAGAGCATCATGTCCCGAGACAGCATCGACTACGAATTGCGCCAAGCTCGCGGGAACGGTCTCCGGGCCTTGGTTGAGATGTGGCTATCCAGCGGATCGCTTTTCAACCAAGAGGAAAGGTTTTTGGAAGTCCTGCAAGCGGCAGGCGTGAAAGGGGCCACGCTCGACGATCCCAACGCCGCCCGCTCGGCAGTCTACCCGGTCTATCTTTCGATCAAAAACCCGCTCGATACAGCAAGCATCCCGGGCGATGTCGTCTCAGCCTTGGAACAAGCAGGCAAGCGCAAGCGGGCCAAGCAATCCGCAGGAGGCAACCCGGACGCATGGGATAAAAACACCATCAGCGGGAACGATTGGATGGCCGCGCTGAAAGAGGACATGGCGAAAGGAACGACCCATGCGTGGACGCGCATCCCCGATTGGGTCACAGAAACTCTGTCGTCCCTCGGATACGATGGCATCAAGGATACCGGCGGGAAAAATGGCGGAGTGCAGCACGAAGTCTGGATTCCCTTCAACGAGACGCAGGTCAAATCAGCCACCGGAAACCGTGGCACCTTTGACCCGACCTCGGCGAACATCAACTACAGCATCGGGAAAAACTATTCTAACGAAGAAAAATACAACCAAATTGTTCCAGAGATTTCGAGTGTAAACCCGAACAAAGTATCACGCCGGGATATGTATGAAATCGCGGAAGTTTCGCCAGAAGTGGCGAAGACTATGAAATTCGACCAACCCATTGAGGTTAGTATTTTTGCGGATGGCACCATGATGTTGAGCGATGGCCATCATAGGCTTGCCGCAGCAAAACAACTTGGGATGAGCAAAATCCCTGCCGTTGTCAGATCAATTAACGCCAAAGGGAGAGACATCAATGCGTTAATTGCAGAGCAAGTTTCTGATCAGCCTGTTTCGACTGATACCAATTACAGCATCGGGAAAAAACAGGACGCCGACTACCTCGCCGCAGTCGAGAGTGGAGACATGGAGACCGTCCAGAAGATGGTGGACGAGGCGGCGAAGGCGGCGGGGTATAATGTTGGACCCGTTTGGCGCGGAGCTAAATTTGGCGGAGGCATTGCCGACCGCTCATCTCAAGTAAAATGGTTTACTGATTACAAGCCAGAGGCAGAATCTTACGGGGGCGGAGAAATTCTTGAAAGCGTTTACCTTAAAGGAGATATCCGCGAAGGAGACTTTCAATCTGTGGCAATTACCCCAGAGACGCAACTTCGCAAAGGTGAAGATATTATTTTGACACGAATTGCACAAGCCATTCAAACGCCAAAACAAAGACGAGAAGGGAACGGCGGTCGCCCTGTGAGGCGTCACTTTGCTTTACTAAATCCAACCCAAATCAAATCCGCCGACCCCGTAACCCGCGACGAGCAGGGCAATGTCATACCGCTCTCGCAGAGGTTCGACCAGACCACGGGGAACATCAACTACTCCATCGCCAGCCAGTCGGAGATCGACCGGGTGAACCGCGCCCTCGGCGGCATGAACCGAGGCCCGGACGAACGGCTCAAAGTCTACCAGCGGGCGCGGGAAAGGTTTTTACGCGTCATGCAGCAGAACAAGGAGGAACTCGACGCGATTCGTTCCGCAGTTTCGACTAATACCGCCCCAGCCGTTGAGCAAGTCGAGTCCGAGCGGGCTTCCAAACTCGCTGATCTGACCACCGAGGAAGCCACGGAGGTCGAAAAAGCATTGCAGGACAACGCGGACACTTTCATGCCGCGCATCGAAGCTGCCCAAACTCTCGCCGAGCGCAAGCGCGTCGAGCGAGATGCCAAAGACCGAGCGAAGATTTTAGAGAAAGGCATCCGGGACAAATACGCCGAGCGCAAAGCAGCCATCGATACCGAAGCAAAAACCCAGCGGCAGCAGATCGAGCAAGCGGCAGCAGCCAAAGACTCCGCAGCCAATGCCAGAATGCGCGACAAAGTCCGGCATACAAAACTTGTCACCGCCATCGGGGAGTTGGATGGGATTTTAAAAGTATTGCCACCAGAAGTTCGTGGCAGGGTGGGAGGCTTTGCCGTGCTTGCCAATATCGGCACAGGCGACAAGGCAATGGCAGATTTCTTTGTGAAGCGCATCGACATGATCGACCGCCAACTGGAGCGAACGCTCAAGGAGGAATACGGGTCGGCATTTGACGCCCTGTTGGAGCGCACCAAACCAAAGAAAGCCGCCGCCGGGGAAAAGCCAAAAGGCATCGGAGCGGACATCCAGTCCCTCTTTGCCGTTGTCCGCGAGGCCCGCAACTGGAGCGCCGAGAAGGTCGATGGCCACATCGCAAGCATCGAAACGCAGATTGCATCTGGAAATCTCTCCGCACAGGACGAGGCAATGCTCACCCGCGAAGCCGACCTAGTGTCACTTGCCGGGGATTGGAAGAATGCCGACTCCAGCCGCCGCGCTGCCGCATTGGAGTCCGCCAAGGAAACATGGGACAAGGGAATGTCAGAATTCATCCAAAAGAAAATCCGTGAGCGTGAGGATCGCGATATATCCCGCGCCGAAGCTATTTCCGCCACCGGCAAGAAAGGTGACTATGTAGACAGAAGGAAAAAAGACAAAGCGGACAATGGAATTAAAGGTGATGGCAAGGGATGGTTCATGGACACGCTTGCATGGGATGGTGTCGTGAACATCTTTTTCGGTCACGAATCTCCAATGGCGATCCGGCTTTCGGATGGTCAGCGCAAAGCGGAATATGCCAAGATCGACGCCGTTGCCGCTAAAGAAGAGGCAATCCATGACCTCTTCACAAAACTTGCCGGTGGCAAACGGGCTGATGGCGAGAAGCTCTTGTGGCAAATGAGCCAACCCTCGATACCGGCCAATGGTCTCGACCTCTCTGAAATGGAAGCATTGTCCGCGACAATGCTGTGGATGCAGGAAGATGGTCGCCGCCACATGGAGGGCGAACTCAATGAGAATGGAATGCCTGTCAGCAAGTGGCACTACGACCAAAAATTCATCGACGAAATCGAGTCCGCATTGTCTCCGGAAGCTAAAGCCGTCCGCGATTATTTGTTGGATGCCTACGCAAAAGAATGGTTCGCGATCAATTCAGTCTATCGCGAGTTGAACGGAGTCAATTTGCCGCAAATCAAAAATTATTCTCCTGTCACGGTGAGGCCGATGAATGCGCCATCTGGTATGGTTACTGATCCTGTAACCGGTCACGCAATATCAGCAACCAGCATATCCCCCGGCGCTCTCCGCACCCGTGGCACAGCCATAGCCGAACCTGCTTTCAGAAATGTGGTTCAGACCTACATTGCTCACACTCGCCAGATGGAGCATTGGAAGGCTTTTGCGCCATGGATCAAAGAGGTAAATGGGATTTTGCGCTTTCGCGATGTTCAAGATTCAATCCATGAAGCTGGAGGGGAAGAAGCGATTAGAGTTTTAAACAAATTCCTTGATGCTTTTGCACAAGGCGGAAATCGGGACGCATCTCTTGGCCTTAAAATTTCGGAGGTCTTAAACCGCATGGCCAGCCGCGCAGCGCAAGTCGCACTCATCGGTCGTGTTGGGACGCTTGCTATTCAGACCACCCAGATCGGAGCCGCGAGCGCCGAACTCCCGATGGGCGCTTATGTCTACAGGCTTGGCAAGTTGCTGACCGGAAACCTCGGCTGGGGTGATTCACTCAACTCCGCATACATCCAGCGGCGCTTGAAACAAATGCCACCCATCGTGCAGATCGCGATGGAGGGTCTCAAGGCTGGGAAGCCAAACCAACTCAAGCGCCAAGTCGAAAAAATCGGACGCCTAATCTCCGGGTCGGATGCCCTGTGGACCGCTGGCACCTACGCCATGGTCTACGACTACAATTTGGGCCAAGCCAAAACTCTCGGATACACCGGCAAAGCCGCAGAGGACTACGCGCACAACACCGCCGAACGCATCACCGACCGACTCGCGCAGCCAACCCGCATGGGAGCGAAGTCAATCTACGAGGTCACCGCAACCAACCCCGGGTCGCGACTCGGCTGGGCATTCGCCTCCGAGGCTCGGAAAAACCTTGCCCTGCTTGCCTACACAAAAGCCAACCGACCTCTCAAGAGGTTCGGAGCAACGGCGCTTGGATTTATTGTTTTCAACTTGGCCATGGGCGCATTCATACGAAATGCATGGAAGGACATAAGAGACGATGGCGACGACGAGGATGAATTCTTCGACTCAAAAACATGGAACTGGAAACGCATCGGCGTGGCCATGGCGACAGAACCGCTCCAGGGCATCCCATACCTTGGCGACTACATAGAGAAGGGAATCAATACCGCTCTCGGTCAATACCACCAAAGCTCCGACCTCATCAGTTTCGAGCGTGGGGTCCGCGCCATCAGAAACATCCCGGACATTGTCGAAGGAGAGCGCGAGATGGCCGATGTTTTAAAAGACATCGACGGCATGGTTTCCCTTATGGGTCTTTTCAACCAAAACGCCGCATCCGCCGCATCGCTCACTCACATCGCATCAGACTTTTTTGGAGTTGTAGAAAACGCCACCTCCGAGGACTGATTTTTGACTAGCGAGTTTTGACTGATACCATCCACAACATGAAACCAATGAACTACCTGCTCACACAACTCGGCCAATCGTCAACATGGAGGGGCATTTTGCTCTGTTTGACGGCGGTGGGCGTATCGCTCAGTCCGCAGCACCAAGAAGCCATCGTGGCGGCGGGGTTAGGGCTGGTCGGCGCAATCAACATCCTCCGCAAGGGATGACCCCGGGCCGGATCGCCGCAGGGATGATCATCTTCGCCTTTGCCTGTCTGGCGCTCGCGTTGCTTTCATCCTGCGTGAGCGTTCCGATCCCGCCATTCGGCGACCGAGTCGGCGAGATGGGCAACCTGCAACTCAGCGTGTCGGTGAAATACATGCCGGTGACCAACCCAGATCTCCCGAAAGACGACAACCTGTCCTATGCCTGGTCGAAATTCGGCGAGGCCAAAGTCCTCAAAGACAAATGACCCGCTTGCTCGCCGAAATCGCCGCCTCACAAATCGGAGTCCGCGAGGAAGGCGGCAACAACAACGGATCCAAAATCCGCGACTACCAGCGGGCCACCGACCTCAAGCCCGCCTCATGGCCATGGTGTGCTGCGTTCGTTGATTGGTGCATCCGCGAGTGGCTCGCCCGCCCCGGCGTCCGTGAGTGGCTCAACCTCCAAGCCTCCACGCCCGAAGAATGGCGACCAAAGACCGCCCTCGCCTACGGATACCTCGGCTGGGCCAAAGCCCGCCCCAAGACCTCGGTCATCCTCCACGAACGCGACCTCGCCCAACCCGGCGACATCGTCGTCTTTGATTTCAGCCATGTCGGAATCGTGGAGAGCGATTCGGGCTTTCAGATCATCACCATCGAGGGGAACACCAATGGTCGAGGCGACCGCGACTCCGAGTCCGGTGACGGCGTCTGGCGCAAAGCCCGCCAGAAGACAATCGCCCGGAATTTCATCCGAATCCGCCCTGTCTTGGCACTTTCTGGCACTCCTTCCGTAAATCGTTCGTAGTCAGTAGCCGTTTCTCGACTCGAAATCGAACGCAGGGCAACCTGCCGTGGGTTCAAATCCCACCCCTTCCGCTCCTCCAGTAAAGCCTCTGGAGCCTTTTCCCAAGCGGGTCTCCGGTCACCCCTCATCTTTTGCTTCGTGTTTTTTTCTGTTGCGTGGTTTTGCTTTTGAGGGGATGTTTTTGGCACTAGTTGGCACTGACTGCCAAAACACCAACCAACAGAATGAAACACAATCCCTATGCGGTGCGGTTTGAAGATTCGCGAAATCGATGGGTGCTTGATCTCAAAGCATCCCATTTCGGGGATCGGAAACGGATGTTTTTTGAAACCGAGTTGGAGGCGCATTCTGAGGGGGCGCGGTTGGTGGATGTGTTGCGCGAGAAAGGTCGCGAAGGAGTGAGGAGCGAGGAAGGCGGGATGTCGGTGGCGGTGGCGACCCGGATGTTCTCGGCGGAGAACGCGACGAAATCGAAGTCGCATTTCGCGAAAGTCGAGATGCTGTGCAAGGAACTGAATGCCCGCTGGGCTGGGCCGGTCGCGTCGATTGAGCCGGTGGCGCTGACTCGGTGGCTTAACCAGACCTCGGATTCACCGACGACTAGGGCGATGTGGTTTCGCTATGCACGAATGTTTTTCCGCTGGGCTGCACGAATGAGGTTCATCGAGCGGTCGCCTGTCGAGGGGATGCGGTCTCCGAAGGCGACACCGGCGAGAAACATTTTGACGGCTTCGCAAATGAAGGAATTGCTGAAAGCTCCGATGCCGGACGAGATTCGGGCGTTGCTCTTGCTTGGCGGGTTCGCGGGCCTGCGGACCATCGAGGTGGCGCGGATGAATTGGGAGGATGTGGATTTCAAATCGAAGCAAATCCACATTCGGCCCGAGGTCAGTAAGCAGACCACGGGAATGCTGGAGCGGGTCGTGGACATGACCGAGCCGTTGGTGAAGCGGCGGGAGTTTTTCAAAGGAAAGAAAGGTGTGATCGTGAAAGGATCGCTGGAGGCTTTGCATGAGGCACGGCGGCGCGTGGCGCTAGGGCTGGGCTGGGAGGGCTGGCCAGAGAATGCGCTGCGGCATTCGTTCGCGACCTACCACCTCGGTCGCTGCGGGAATGCCGGTTTGACCGCTTACCAAATGGGTCACACCTCTCCCGCGATGGTGCAGCGGGTCTATGCGGTTCCCGCCGTGCGGGCAGATTGGAAGGCGTTCTGGAGGATTTGACCTATGCCCTACGCCAACAAAAAAACGCAGCGGAAGTTCATGGCGAAACAATACTCGGATCGCTACCGCACCGATGAGAAATTCAAGGAGGCGGAGCGAGACAGGAAGGCTGATTGGTATCAGCGAAACCGAGAAAAAGTTATCGCTCGCGTGATGGAGAACAAGGCGAAGAAAAAACACCGCTGACCGCAGATGCCCATTTTATCAGACTCTACGGATGTCAACAATTATTTTTCGGCAGGGATTCACCCCATTGAAATTATTTTGAAAATATCGTTGACGGGTGGTTATACACCTGCGAGTTTCTGAAGTCATGCCAAGCAAACGGGCGAAAAACAAAAAGCAAATTGCAGTCTGGCTCTCGCCAGAGGAGAAGCGAATTCTCAAGGCAATTGCGGATGCCAAAGGGGTATCCATGTCCGATGTGCTGAAGGAGAAGATTTATGAGCAGCATGACAAAAACCAAAAAAGTTAGCGTAGGACTCTGGCTCGATGAATGCGAGTTGGAGGCTTTGCGCGAAAAAGCAACCGCAGACGGACGGTCGCTCTCATCTTACATCCGTCGCCTTTTTTTTGCCGAGGGGTGTATAACCACCCCCGCCAATAAGGCGCAGAAAACTCCCATGAAGAAAGCGAGGAAGGCGGCGTGAGTAAAGAGCTTTTGATGACGGTGGAGGAGGCTGCGTCAATGACCGGCTACGCGCCGTGGTCCATTAGGCAGTTTTGCAACAAGGGGATGTTCACCGCTGAAAAGCCCCGTGGCGACCGTGGCGGCTGGCGCATCCTTCGGCCCTCGCTGGAGAAATGGTGGGCAGACAAGCGCCGTGCATCGCTCAACACCCGGAGGGTCGCGTAATGGACACGATTCTCCGCTGCCTCGATTACGCCTTTGATTTCCTCTGGATGGTCTCGCCGGTCGTCATCCTCGGCCTTTGTGCATGGAGGTTGGCGCGATGAGCGCAGGATTCGCCATCGCTCTCGCCATCCTCACCCTTGGGTCGTGCTTCGCCAGCTACCACTGCGGCCAACGCAATATGTTTATCCGCATGCGCCGTTTCGAGGAACGACGCAGGCGATGGGCGGAATGGGAAGATTTCGAGGACTAACCTCCTCACCACAAGAAAAGCGCCCCGAAGGACGGCAATCCAACGGGGCAAAGTTAAACCACAAGAAAAGCAGTAATAACAAAATGAGTAACACACAACTGACTACACAAGTCAACACACAAGTCGCCTTGGGCGACATGCAGGTGATGGCCTCGGCCATCGTGAAATCGGGTCTCTTCGGCATGAAGACACCAGACCAGGCACTGGCGCTGATGATCGTGGCGACCGCCGAAGGGCGTCACCCCGGATCGGTGGCGAGCGACTACCATATTATTCAAGGCCGCGCCTCGCTCAAGGCGGACTCGATGCTGGCGAGGTTCCAGCAGAGCGGCGGGCGGGTCGAGTGGCACGACCACACGAACGAGAAGGTCTCTGCGACCTTTTCCCACCCTGCGGGCGGATCGCTCCGCATCGATTGGGACATGGCTCGCGCCAAGGCGGCGGGGCTGGGATCGAAGGACAACTGGAAATCCTATCCTCGCCAAATGCTCCGGGCGCGGGTGATCTCCGAGGGGGTCCGTGCGACCTTCCCGGCGGTTCTCAATGGGATGTATACCCCGGAGGAAGTCGGCGAGTTTGACTCCCCTCGCCCGACACGCTCGGTGAAGGTGGAGGTCGCACCAGAGCCGGTGGCGGAAGCACCGAAGCTGATCGAGGTCGAAGCCGTGGCGGTATCAAATGATACCACGCCGGAACCGGATTGGGCGGCGGAATTGGAAAAGCGCATTTTCGAGCATGAGCCGAAGGTCAACGCCTTCCTCGTTGCCAAAGGCCAGATCGCCGAGGGGCAGACTTTCCGCGACATCGCGGATGAAGGCTACCGCAACCGAGTGCTGTCGAACACGCCACGATTCATCGAGGCCGTATTGAAGGAGGTCGCATAATGAGCGCGACGATTCGCCACTCCGCTCTCGACAAGCTCGACCTGTGTCCGTGCTTTGAATCCAACCCCGTCTCCGGTCCTGCGGCGGAGCGCGGGACTCGCATGGATGCGGCTTACCGTGGACTCCTCATGGGGGAGCGCCAGCCATTCCTCTCGCTCTCCGACGACGAGCAGGATGCGGTGCTGTGGGCGGTCACAACGGCCAAGGAATTGGCCGATGGCCATGAGATCATCGCCGACGAGGCGCTCCTCAAGGTGACCACGCCGCATCTCTCGCATGAGGGAACGGAGGATTCGCGAGTGAATGCGAAATCCATGAGCATGGATTTGAAGTCGGGCCAAATGCGGTCTTACCACAAGCAGCAGAGTGCCTATGCCCTCGGCAACATGGACCGCACATTCGCGAAAGAGTGGGAGTGTGTGTTGCTATTCTGCGACCAGCGCGAGGTGGTCCACTACCGCTACACCTACGAGGAGGCGGATGCGTTGGTGAAACGGATCGTGGCCTCGGCGACCGATCCCAACCGCCAGCCCTGCGCTAATGAGTATTGCTCATGGTGCCTCAAAAAAGACCGATGCCCACAGGTTGTCGAGCCGGTGGTGCAGACGCTGGCGACCGTGGAATCCTCGGTCTCGCTGGCCGATGTTCGGCAGGGAATCCTCGCCGACCCGGATCGGCTGGGGAAATTTCTTAAGGCGGCGTCGATTTTTGAGAAGGAACTCCTCAAGCCGATCAAAGATGCGGCGAAGGAACTCCTCGCGGCCAATGGCGAGGTGCCTGGTTGGAAACTCCAGCACCAAAGCGGGAGCGAATTTTTCGACCGGCTTGCTATCGTCTCGGCGGCGGTGGCTGGGAAGTCGGGCCTCGATGATCTCGTCGCGGCGATGGGTGGCGACATGGGTGGCAAGGCATTCCGCGAATGGCATGAGAAAATGCGGATGCCGGTTCGTGAGGAGAACGCGCAACGCAAGGCCGACATCGTGAAGCTCGTTGAGGACAAACCTAAGAAAGCGAGGGCCGCGAAATGAAATTAACCACAGAGGACACAGAGGTCACGGAGAAGAAGCAGCTTTTGGTTCAACTTGTGGCCGGACTTCTTGCGAGCGGTCATTATACCGATCCCGATGAAGGCTGTGATACGCCTGTTTTAAAAAGATACGATATCGGAGAATCTTGGAAAGAAGATGGATACCCAAGAAGGCACCCGTTCCATGTTCTTGATGATGCTGAATCCCTACTAAATGACATTGAGTTCATAGTTAAGCAGGAGGGAGTGAAATGACCGGCGAGGAACTGCGCGACCGGGGCATCCTGCAAGTGGATGCCAACACTTCCGAGGATTGGAAGGCGACCTGCGATGGGGTCATCTCATGGCTGGCTCGCAACGGAGCGGAATTCACCGCCGAGGATGTCCGGCCATGGATTCCCGAACCGCCCCACCCGAACGCGATGGGCGCGAGGTTTTCCGCAGCGGTCAAGGCAGGGAGGATTCGTCACCTCTGCTACCGCAAGGCGAAGAGGGCGAAAGCTCATGCCCGGGTGCTGGCCGTTTATAGGGGGGCGGCATGAACATTCAGTTTGAATTTTCATTTCAAGAACTGGAGCCGGTGAAGGTCGTGAAAAACAACTGGGGACCATTCTGGCATGTGATGCAGGGCATTTACTGCTGGCCTGGTGATGCCAATCAAAAGACATTTGCAAGCATCGAGGAAGCGGCGGCTTTTGCCAAGCGCCACGGTGCGGACCCTGTTGTGGGTATCGAGGCGCTGCACGGACGCCACAGGAGGGCAGCATGACTAAACGACCGGCGTTTCAATTCTACCCTTCGGACTTTTTAGTGGGGACGGCAATCCTCACCCCAGAGGAAACAGGCATCTACATTCGCTTGCTTTGCTACCAATGGACAAATGGTGGACTCCCAAACCATGTGTCCATCTTGGCGAGGCTTGCTGCTTGCGAAGACGAGTCTTCGGTTGATGCAGTTATGAAGCTCAAGTTTGAGGAAGGTGAAGATGGAAAATTGTATAACAATCGACTTGAGGAGGTTAGGCAGGAGCAGGAGCAGTATCGTGAAAAACAACGCGAAAACGCTAAAAAGCGATGGGTTGACAATGCCACGGCAATGCCACCGCATGATTCTGGCATCGAGGTGGCATCGAAACGGCATATGCCAAACGCATGCTCTTCTTCTTCTTCTTCATCTTCAAAAGAAGAGACGATGGTTGAATTTCCAACAAACCTAAAAACTCCGGAATTTGAGAAGGCTTGGAAGGAATATCTGGAATACCGCAAAAACGGGCGCATGAAATCCCTGCTGCCGACAAGCCAAGTGGCGCAACTCAAAAAGATGAGTGAGTGGGGGCATGACGCCGCGATCAAAGCGATCAACGAATCGATCTCCCAAGGGTGGCAGGGCATTTTTGAACCCAAAGCCACATTCAACGGGAAACAACAAAAGCCACGCGCAGCATCTTGTTTATGAAAGAAGTCCCTATAGCCAAAACTGCCGAGGAGGCAGCGTTGAGTCTGATTGTTTCCGACCCGGATATCTTCTCGGCATTGCCGTGGGATGCCTCGCTTTTCGCTTTGGAGCCTAACAGAACGATCTTTGATGCCATAGCAAGGGTTCACCAGCGGACAGGTGCTTGCAGCGCGATACAGGCGATTTGTGAGCTTGAGACTAGTGGTCGTCTGGAGTTTTGCGGAGGAACGCCAGCAGTCATGGAGGTTTTCAAAACTTCTTTGTATGGACCGGGTGCTATCGCGCAATCGGTCGCATCGGATTACCGTAGACAATTGGCGAAGGCGAAAGGGTTCCGCGATGCGATAGCGGCATGGACAGAATCCGAGCCAGATATCCGGCGAATGAACTGCGACTTGGCCGAAATTTCCGAAAAGATCGCTCGGGCAGCAGCGGGGAATGTGGTCGAGGAAAAAACCATCAAGCATCATTTAACCGAACTGATTGACGATCTTGAGCAGAAAACAGCAATTGAAACTTTCAGCACCGGCATCCCGGCATTGGATAGGCATTTCCATGGAGGATTGCTGCGAGGGGAAATGCTGGTGGTAGGGGCTGATACTGGAGGAGGGAAAAGCATTTTGCTTTACCAAGCCGCGCTCCAAGCTCTTGAGGCTGGGAAGCGTGTAGCGATCTTTTCTTTGGAGATGCCTGCCAAGGCGATCCTGCGGCGGATGGCGGCAAACATGATTGGGAAGCGGGTGGAGGGTATTCGGGAAATGACCGGCGACCAGCGCCATGTCGCCAGCGGATTTGACCTTTCCAATGCGTTTGCGCGATTGATGAATTACCCGCTGACGATCCACGACACGATTTCCGAAGTGGCAGAGATCGATGCCGAGGCGCATCGGTTGGTCGCGATGGGGAAAGCTGATCTCATCGTTGTCGATTATCTCCAAATTGTCACGATGCCGAAGGCGGACAGCCGGGAACAGGCGATCTCGGAACTCGCCCGGAGGTTGAAGCTCACCGCCCTCAAGACCAATTCCGTGGTGCTGACCGCTTCGCAACTCAACGAGGAGGGTCGGTTGCGCGAATCTCGCGCCATTGGTCACCATGCCGATGCGGTCATTAACATCCGGCACGATGGATCGCCGATCATTGTCATCGATAAAAATCGGCGAGGGCAACGAGGGGCCACCGTGCCGGTGGTGATGCGTGGAGACATTTCCCGTTTTGAGGAGGATCAAAACCAATGACAACTGATATGGCTTTTGAAGCCGCCTGCTTTGATTTGGAACTCGCCAACAAAATTTGGGAATCTAATGACAAGGCTCGTTATCATTTGGCAGAAGCCGCCTACAAGCGGGCCGTGGAACTCCGAAATACATATTTCCCCGACGAACCCAAAGCCGATTTAACCGAAGACACGCCGTTTTGACTGATACCAACCTCCCGAACAACAACAACCAAACAACATGACAACAACACACGAACTCGCAGACAAACAGAACCGCTATGTGACCGCCGAAGGCAAATACATCGCGAAAGTCAAAGCCCCCGGCAACGGGTGGCTGGGAACCACCAAGACCGGAACGGATTTCATTCGCGTCCCACTCCTCATCGATGACCCGGAGAGCGACCAGCACGGACGGGAAATCGTCTGGCAGGGTTGGTTGACCGAAAAGGCAACCAAGCGCACTTGTGACACGCTCGACCAGGCATTTGGCCGCGAATGGGACATCAAATCGCTGGACGCTGGCAAGTCGCCGTTTCTCGGCCAGAAATGCCGGATCACGGTCGAGGCCGAGGAATACAACGGCCAACTTCGCCACAAGATCAAATGGCTCAACCCGCTGGAATCCAAACCACGGGAAACCGAGCCACTCTCCAGCGACCGGCTGGCCACGCTCAACGAACGCCTTGCCGCCGCCCGCGCCTCCGATGACGAAATCTCCTTCTAAAGACTACCACTTGGAAGGAGTCCGAGACTTAGCCTGCAATATCATTTTGCAGGCGGTCGAGGATTGCTGGAACAAGCACACCTACAAGTCGAAGCACCAACAAGCGATCATCGTGGAAGCACGGCGGACGGCTCGGCATTTTTTGAAAAGCCGGTCGTATCAGCAAATCTGTTCCATCTTTCCACGGCTCCCTGCGGACAAAATCAAAGATGCGGCATTTCACCCGGGGAAGTATCCGCAAATCATCAAGATGCTTCGCGAAAGGAAAAAGAGATGAACTGGCAAGGTATGATTGTAATGCCTTCCAATAACTCGGGCATCCAAATCGGATACCTTGCCGGAAAATTTCAAAACCGAATCGGCTGGCTGCTATCTCCAGATGGTTGGCGGCAGCCTCCAACTTGGATGCCATACGCTTTAGACAATGGAGCGTATGGGGCGTGGTCAAATGATCGCGAGTGGGATGCAGAGGCTTTTCTTAAGTTGATTGAGAAATCAAAATCTGCACACAAGCCGCGCTGGGTGGTGGTTCCCGATGTGGTAGCAGACAGGGAGTCAACGATCATCCGCTGGCATGAATGGATGCCGCAACTACGAGATCGCCTGCACGGGGTATGCTTTGCGTTTGCCGTCCAAGACGGAATGACCCCAAACGATGTGCCGGACGAAGCAGATGTAATTTTTGTAGGAGGCACAACCGAGTGGAAATGGAAGCACCTACACACTTGGGCAAATAACTTTCCCCGCGTCCATGTGGGACGGGTGAACTCCGAGCGACTCCTTTGGATGTGCCATGAAGCGGGAGTAGAATCCTGCGATGGCACAGGCTGGATGCGCGGAGGAGAAGACCGTTTGTAAGAACTCCACCGATATCTGGAACAATCAACCGGCGGCGACCGCCGTCCTCAACTTCAATTCACACTATGAATAAACAAGACAGACTCAACGCAACTTTTCGCCTGTGGAAAGACTTTTCTTTCGAGGCGGCACATCAACTTACCAAGGTTCCCGTGGGGCATCAATGCGGAAGACTTCACGGGCATAGCTACAAGCTTCGCGTCCATTGCCAAGGCAAGCTCAACCCCGCTCGAGATTGGGTGGTGGATTACGCCGACATTGCCGCCGCCGTGCGTCCGATAGTGCAGAAACTAGACCATTCGTTTCTCAATGATCAGTTCGATTTTGAAACAACAGCAGAAAATCTTGTGTGGTGGTTTGCAAATGAACTTACAGGGAAACTACCAAGTATTTGTGCCGTGGAATTATACGAAACACCAACAACATCTGTTTTATTTGAAATTGAATGAACTGGACGCATGAACAACTCCGAAAACTCGGCTACCGGCAAAATCCCGACGGCAGCTTCAGTCACTCTTCAACTGCGCGGCTACCTCACCCCCAGCCTCAACCGGCTCCTCGGCCAGCATTGGTCGCTCCTGCAAAAAGAGAAAGTCCGCGCCAAGCTCGCACTACTCTCATCATTACGAGACGCTCATGCTCGCTCCTCGACGCCGACAATTTCGCAGGCGGTTGCAAGCCTCTTATTGACCAGTTGCGCTATGCCAAGCTCATCGAAGACGACGACCCCGAAACCATCGAAATTCTCTTCCGGCAAGTCAAAGTCAAAACGAAGGCCGAAGAAATGACCCACATCGAAATAACAACCACAGGGGGAGTATGAGGGGGAGATTCCCAATACTTGTCAAGATCAATTTTGACTGATACCATCAACTCTATGAAATTG